AGGCAGCAGCTCACCGAGGCTGAATTCATGATGTTCGCCGCCTACTACGAAATTAAGGGCAAGCGAGAGAAAGAAGAGATGGACAAAGCCAAAGCGCGTCAACGCAGGTAGACTGAACTCAAGATAGGTCGAGCGCTGTGCCTGCTGTTGCTGTTGTAGACGTACAGGTAAATAGCCAGAGCGCTGTACGTAATCTGCAGCAGGTCAATACTGCGTCTAAAGCAGCCCAAACAAGCATCGGTGGTCTGCAGAATGCCGTCACCAAGCTGGCAGGCTCTTTTGCAGCAATTCAGGCAGTTCGGTTCGTTTTTGCCAAAACGGCAGAGATCGAGACACAGACAAAAAGCCTGCAGGTGCTGACCGGCAGTGTTCAGCAAGCCAAGCAGATCATCCAAGAGCTGCAGCAGCTAGGTGCTGTTACGCCATTCACGAGCACTGAGCTCATCGATGCTGCCAAGCGTCTCCAAGCTTTTGGCGTAGCTGGCAATCAGGTTGTCGAGGTCACTCGCAGGTTGGCCGATGCATCCGGCGCGACCGGCGCCGAGTTGCAGGGCCTGGTCACAGCATATGGTCAGGTTGTCGCCAAGGGACGCCTGCAGGGCGAAGAACTTCTGCAATTCCAGGAGCGCGGCGTTGGCCTGCAGCAAGAGCTGCAAAAGATGTACAAGCTCTCAGGCGAAGAGCTGCAGAAGGCACTGAGTAAGGGGCAGATCAGTGCCCGCGCCGTTGAGATTGCATTCCAGAGACTGACTGATGTGGGCGGCAAATATGCCAACGGTGCGGTTGCCCAGTCTGACACGCTTTCAGGCAAGCTCAGTACCCTGCAGGATGGTGTTGATGCATTAGCGCGCCGCATTGGCCAGGCTCTCACACCAGCACTTAAAGCCATCTTTTCGCAGGCCATTGCTGTTGTTGATGCGGTCAATCAAGCCATAGCCTCTGGACGTGGGGCTGGATTCACGCGAAGTGTCATAGGTGCAAGGGGATTCATTACAGGCGGGGCAACCAGTCAGGCAGTAGACAACATTGCAAAAGGTATCAGTCAGATCACGTCGCAATCAAACAAAACCGGCATTGCCCAGAATTTGCAGGCTTTGCAGCAATATCAGCGTCTTTTGCAGTCGATTGCACCTGAGGATCCCAACAGCGACCGTGCTGTGCAGCTGCAAGGCGTCATCCTCCAGAGGATCAACCAGAATATCGAGGCTCAAAAAACTCTCAACAAGCAGACTGGCGCTGCGATCAATGTCTTCGATATCCCGGCATTGGGCGGTGCTAAAGATGGCAAGGGTGGCCGCAAGGGCAAATCAGATGCCGAACGCGCCGCTGAGGCCGCGGCCAAGGAAAGACAGCGTGTTGCAGATGTCGTGCGTGATCGTACCGCAGAAGCTGCGATTTTGCGCATCAATTCAGACCTGCAGGACAAGATCGCCGCAGCTCAGGCTGCCCGTGATCCGATGCTTGTGGCGCGTCTGCAGGGCATGCAACGCGAAGTCGATCTGCAATACAAATACGCACAACAGCTTGCCGCAGAAAAAGATCTGCGCGCACAGCAGGCCATAATTTTCCAGGGCAACACTGATCAGATCGCGAATCAACGCGAAACGCAGCGCAACATGGCCGAGATCCAGCAACAGCAGGATCAAGACCACATGGATGCGCTGAAAAAGCACATCGAGCAGCAATACGAGCTCAACGCCGCTGTCCAGCAGCAGAAAGCATTGGCAGACGGCATCGCTGGCACGCTGGGTCAAGGCCTGACCAATACCTTCGATTTGCTCATCCAAGGCTCTCAAAACTGGCAGCAGAGCTTGCAGCAGATCGCATCTGGCGTGCTTGTCGACATCGCAAATCAGCTGCTCAGAATTTTTGTGATCGAGCAGGCGATCAACTCGATCCGCAGCTTCTTGACCCCTTTCAATCCAGCCACGCCATTTGGTGCTGGTGGAGGATCAGTCGGCAGGTATGGCACCTTCGGACCTAACTATGGCATCCCGCAGCGTGCGATGGGTGGCTCAGTGATGGCCGGACAGGGCTATCTCGTGGGCGAGAAGGGGCCTGAGCTGTTCATGCCGGGTCGTAGTGGCGGCATCGCCCCTGCAGGCACCTTCGGGGGGCTCGGAAATATCGTGGTGAATGTCGATGCAGGCGGCAGCAATGTACAGGGTGACGGCGCACAAGCCAATGCGCTTGGCAAGGCCATTGGAATCGCCGTCCAACAAGAATTAATCAAACAGAAGCGTCCTGGAGGCTTGCTCGCTTAATGGCTACTTTCCCTGCTATCACGGCCACTTACGGCGCCACAAAGAACAGTCAGCCTGTTGTTCGCACGGTGCAGTTTGGAGACGGCTACCAGCAACGCCTGACCTATGGCTTGAATCAAAATCCAAAGTCATGGGATCTGACGTGGCAGAACATTACTGAAACCAACGCTGACACCATCGAAACCTTCCTGAATAACCGCGCCGCTGATAACGCCAGCTTTGATTGGTCACCGCCGGATGAAACAACGTCGTACAAGTGGATTTGCCCACAATGGAATAAAACCATCACGTACAACAACCGTGCCACCATCACGGCTACGTTTCAGCAAGTTTTTGAACCCTGATGGCGTACTCGGCTTGGGCTAGTTCAACTGCATATGCCGTTGGCGATATTGTTCGCGCTAGCAACCTGCAAGCATCCGGCCTTGTCTTCCAATGCACCACGTCTGGCACCAGCTCCAGCACTCAACCCGCGTGGCCAACCGACATTGGCAGCACCATCACCGATGGCACGGTTGTCTGGACAGCGATCAGCAGCGTCTACGAAGAACTGGCCGCACTGGCACCAAGCGCCATCATCGAACTGTTTGAAATGACGCTGGACACCGCGCTGCACGGCAGCAACGACACCTACCGCTGGCACAACGGCTGCAACGCCAACGTCACCGGCAACATCGTCTGGAATGGCAACACCTACACCCGCCTGCCTGTCAAGGCCGACGGTTTTGAATACAGCAACACCGGCACGCTGCCGCGCCCCACGCTGATCATCAGCAACTTGGATGGCACCATGACCACGCTGTTGTTGCTGGTCAACGCCACCACACCCGGTAACGACCTTGGTGGCGCCACCGTCAAACGCATCCGCACCCTCAAGAAATATCTAGACGGCGAAACCGCCGCCGACCCGCACGCCAAATTCCCCGATGAGGTCTGGTACGTAGACCGCAAGGCAAGCGAAAACCGCGACTCTGTGAGCTTTGAGCTTGCCAGCAAATTCGACCTCGCTGGCGTAATGATTCCGAAACGCCAAATCATCGCCAACATTTGCCAGTGGAAATACCGCAGCACCGAATGCGGCTACACCGGCAGTACCTACTGGGACGCCAACGACAGCGTGGTGGGCACACTGGCACAGGACAAATGCGGCAAACGCCTTAGCTCTTGCAAATTGCGTTTTGGTGAAGCTGCCGAGTTGCCTTTTGGATCCTTTCCCGGCGCCGGTTTGACTCAATGAAACTCAGCAAATCCATCCAAGAGGCTGCACTGGAGCACGCCAAGGCAGAGTTCCCAAAGGAATCCTGCGGGCTGGTCGCCGTGGTCAAAGGCCGCAAGCGGTATTTTCCCTGCCGCAACATGGCCGAAACACCAGACGAACATTTTGTGCTGGATCCCGCTGACTACGTTGCCGCCGAAGAACAGGGCGAGATCGTGGCCGTGGTGCATAGCCACCCGAAGACCAACCACGCCCCATCCCAAGCTGACCGCGTTGCCTGCGAAAAATCTGGCCTGCCCTGGCACATCGTCAACCCCCAGACCGAACAGTGGGGCTACTGCGAACCCGAAGGCTTTGAACTCCCCTACGTGGGACGCGAATTTGTCTTCGGAATTGTGGACTGCTACACCCTCTGCCGCGACTGGTACAACCGCGAATTTGGCCTCAACCTGAGCGACTACGACCGCCGCGACCAGTTCTGGCTACGGGGTGAGAATTTATACCTAGACAACTTCGCCAACGAAGGCTTTTACCCCATCCCCCTAGAAGAACTGCAGTACGGCGACGCGATCCTGATGCAACTTGCATCACCACTGCCCAACCACGCCGCCATCTATTTGGGCGACCAGTTGATCCTGCACCACCTACAAGGCCGACTCAGTAGCCGTGATCTGTACGGCGGTTATTATTTGAAGAGCACCGCCCGAGTCCTGCGGCATGAAAGTCGTTAAGGTCTACGGCGCACTCCGCAAAAAGCTGGGTCAGTGCCGTTTCCAATTTGAAGCCGACACGCCAGCCCAAGCCCTCAAGGCACTCTGCGTCAACTTTCCCGGCCTTGAAAAGTGGCTGCTGGATAGCGAAAAAGACGGCGTTGGTTATCGCGTAACCCTCGGAAAAGAAAAAATTACCGAACAAAACGCCCTCCTAATTGCAACCCCATTTAGTGAACGCGAAGTCTTCAGTATCACGCCCGTAATCGCTGGTGCAGGCCAAGGCGGCGGCCAAATCTTGGCAGGCATTGGTCTTGTCGCGCTGGCCATTGTTACTGGGGGCATTGCGTCTGCCGGCGTAGCTTTGGGCGGCTTTATGGGCATCGGCACCGTTGGCACTGCCGTTGTTGGTATTGGTGCCAGCTTGGTGCTTGGTGGTATTGCTCAATCTCTGTCGCCCGCCCCAGTTCAGTCCACAACCACAACAGAACGCGGACGCGACGCTGCAAAGTTTGAGTCGTTCACTTTCTCCGGCATCGTCAACACCGCAAAGCAAGGTTTGCCGGTCCCGATTGCATACGGGCGCGTATTTGTTGGCTCCGCTGTTCTTTCTAGCGGCCTTGACGTTGACCAACTGGTATGACACGGATTCTTGGTGCTGGTGGTGGCGGCGGCGGTGGCGGCGGCGGCAAGGGCGGCGGTGGCGGTGGTGGCGGATCAAGCCGCACGCCAACAGAAGCCGACGATTCGCTGCAATCAGTTCAATACGCCAGCGTGCTGGATCTGCTGTGCGAAGGCGAAATTGACGGCATCGAAAACGGCGAAAAAGGCATCTACTTAGAAGGCACCCCCGTCAAGGACGCTGCTGGCAATGCCAACTTTGAGGGTTATACAGTCGTCACCCGCACTGGTACGCAAGCCCAGAGCTACATCAGCAACGCGATTGGCACCGAAAGCGAGGAAGGCGTCAACGTTGAAGTTGTTAATGCCACACCCGTTGTCCGCACTATCACCGATTCCGATGTGGATCGTGTGCGCGTCACACTGCAAGTCCCATCGCTGCAAATCATCGAAGACGACGGCGATATTGTTGGCCACAGCGTCCAAGTTCGCATCCAAGTCCAATACAACGCCGGCGGCTACACAACCGTCGTAGACGACACGATCAGCGGCAAAACCAGCAACCGCTACCAGCGTGATTACATGATCCCGCTGTCTGGTGCATTCCCCGTTGACATCAAAGTCATCCGCATCAGCGCCGACGAATCCAGCACCAAACGTCAAAACCAAACCTACTGGTTCAGCTACACCGAAATCATCGACGAAAAGCTGCGCTACCCCAACAGCGCATTGGCATTTTTGCGATTTGATTCCCGCCAGTTCGATTCAATCCCAACTCGCAAGTATCTGATTCGCGGTCAAAAAATCCAACTGCCCAGCAACGCCACCGTCGATACAACCACTTACCTAGGCCGCGTTACTTATTCCGGCGTCTGGGACGGCACCTTCGGCGCTGCAACTTGGTGTAATGACCCGGCTTGGTGTCTCTGGGATCTCCTGACCAACACCCGTTACGGCGCCAGCATCCCCACCAGCAGCCTTGACCGCTACGACTTCTACGCCATCAGCCAATACTGCAACAGCCTTGTTGACAACGGCAAAGGTGGCTTGGAACCCCGCTTTTCCTGTAACCTGCTGATTAACAGCCGCGACGAGGTGTATAACGTCATCCAAGAGATGACCAGCCTGTTCCGTGGCATCGCTTATTACGGCGCCGGTTCGCTGGTGCTCCAGCAAGACAAACCGACCGACTCGCAATATTTGCTCGGACCAAGCAATGTCGTCGATGGCATTTTTGTTTATAGCGGCACATCACAAAAAGCACGCCATACCACTGCAACCGTTGCGTGGCAGTCTTACGACACCCTCGGCGAAGTTGAGTACGAATACGTCGAAGACGCCGACGCTGTATCGAAATACGGCATCATCAACAAAGACATTAAAGCCCTCGGTTGTTACAGTCAAGGTCAAGCGCACCGCGCCGGTAAATGGGCACTTCTTAGCGAACAAAACCTGACTGAAACCGTCACCTTCTCGGTGTCTATCGACAGCGGCATCATCCTGCGCCCCGGCATGGTGATTGACATTGCCGACCCGATGAAGGCTGGCACACGTCGCAGCGGGCGCATCAGTTCTGCAACCACAACAGCAATAACCATCGACAATAACAACCTGACCGTCAACGTATCCAGTAGCCCAACTATTTCGGTCTTGATGTCAACCGGCTTGGTTGAAACACGCACCATCGTCAGCATTTCAGGCCGCATCATCACAGTCAACAGCGCCTTCAGCGAAGCCCCCAACGCCAACGCAATCTGGCTGATCCAAACCAGCGACATCGAAGCTCAGCAATATCGCGTTCTAAATGTTGCTGAATCAGAAGACGGCATCTACGGCGTCACCGCCCTCCAATACAACAGCAGCATTTATGACGCGATTGAAAGCGATAATACGCTGACCACCCGCGACATCAGCAATCTGAGCAACCCGCCCGATGCAGTCAGCAGCATTGACGGCACTGAATACCTCTATCAAGACGGCCAAAGTGTTTTTTCTGGCTTCACTCTTAGCTGGATCAGCCCCAAAGATCGCGTCTCGGAGTTTCGCGTTAAATACCGTATTGACAACGACAACTGGCAACAGACCAATACAACTTCACCTTCAATCAAAATCACCAATACGCGCCCCGGAACGCTTTACGTACAAATTCAGGCGTACAACTATGTCAACAGGGGTGGTGCAATCGCCACTGCCCAATTCCCGCTTGTTGGCAAAACTGCTGTTCCCGGTAACGTCCAGAACCTGAGCTTTGAGGCGATTAACGCCAACTCCGGTCGTCTCCGCTGGGACGAAACCGTAGACCTCGACGTGAAGGTTGGCGGCAAAATCCACATCCGCCACAGCAACCTGACGGATGGTTCGGCTAGCTGGAGCAACAGCGTTGACCTGATTCCCGCCAAATCCGGTAGCGCGACCGAGGCCATCATCCCGCTGGTGGAAGGCGAAGTGCTGGTCAAGTTTGAGGACGACGGCGGCCGCCAAAGCACCAGCGAAACCAGCATCATCATCGACCTGCCCGACACGCTGGCACCCCTCACGCTGATCAACCGCCGCGAAGATCAAGACGCCCCACCATTCCAAGGCACACGCACCAACGTCTTCTACAGCGACGAATTTGACGCCTTGACGCTGGACGGTTCTGAACTGCTGGACGATGTGCCTGATGTGGATCTGCTGCCTACCTTCGACGTGATGGGTTCGGTGCAGTCTTCCGGCACCTACGACTTCGCCACCACCGTCGATTTCGGCAATACTTTCTCCATCGACTTCAGCCGCTACTTCGTCACCCGTGGCTATTTCCCCAGCGATCTGATCGACAGCCGCCTAGCCGAAGTGGACGACTGGAGCGATTGGGACGGCGGCGTGATCGACGCGGTGAACGCCATCCTCGAACTCCGCAGCACCACCGACAACCCGAGCGGCACCCCGACGTGGAACGCATGGCAGCCGTTCGTCAATGGCACCTTTCGTGGCCGTGGCTTTCAGTTCCGCACCACGCTGACCAGTAACGACGTTGCCGAAAACATCCTCGTGGATGAGCTGGGCTACCTCGCCACCGTCCAGCGCCGGACCGAGCAAAGCAACGCTGCAGTGAGCGGTACCACCAACACCGCCGTGACTTTTCCGTACCCCTTCTTTACTGGAACGGCCAGCATCGGGGGATTGAACGCGTATCTGCCGAGCGTGGGCGTTACGGCGCAGAACATGCAGGCTGGCGATTACTTCCAGATCACGGGCGTGACCAGCACCGGCTTCACAATCAGTTTTTACGACTCCAGTGCCAACCCGATCACCCGCAACTTCACATGGAGTGCAACCGGATATGGACGGCAGGGCTAAGATTGAAAAAGGACTGTCGTGGTTGGTGTAACTCGTGAGCCCCCAAGCGGACTACGTTGTCAGCAACGGAACCGGAGCGGCCGTAAGAAGCGACATTAATGGTCAGCTTGCGGCAATCGTTACCAACAACAGCGGCGCCGTTGAACCAACCACAACTTACGCCTTTCAATGGTGGGCAGATACCACCACGGGGCTTTTAAAGATTCGCAATGCTGCGAACTCGGCTTTCGTAACTGTTGGCACACTGGCTTCCGCCAACCTCGGTTTGCTGACCACCACCTCCGCAGCCAGCACCTATCTCGCTTTGGCGGGCGGCACCATCACCGGCGCCCTTGAGATCAGTTCCGCTGGTTCGCTGGTATTTGAGGGCAGCACCGCCGATGGCAACGAAACCACACTGGCGGTCACGGACCCAACCACAGACCGCACGATCACGCTGCCAGATGCCACTGGTACGGTGCCGCTGCTCGGCTTGGCGCAGAGTTATACCGCCGCTCAGCGTGGTGCGATCACTGCCCTGACCTCAGCTAGCACCGTCACTCCCGACTTTTCGCTGGCCAACAATTTCAGTCTGACCTTGGGGCATAACGCCACCTTGGCGAACCCGACCAACCTGACCGCCGGCCAAAGTGGTGTCATCTTCATCACACAAGATGCCAGCACCGCCTATACGCTGGCGTTCGGTAGTTACTGGGACTTCAGTGGCGGCACTGCCCCTTCTGTCACGAGCACGCTGTCGGCGGTGGACTGCTTGGTCTACGCGGTCCGCAGCAGCACCAGCATCCACGCCCAACTGATCACGAACCTGAGCTGAGACATGGGAGTCCCCGGAAGCGCCAATTTCCTTCTCGCCGGCTCGCAGGGTTACCGCATCGAGCGCAGCCTGCGGTTCAACTCGGCGGATTCGGCGTACCTCAACAGGACTCCGGCTGGATCTGGTACAGGAGCGGGAAGAACTTGGACATGGAGCGGATGGGTAAAACGTGGCAAAAGCACGCCTTCAGACCTGCAACTACTATTGTCGGCTTCGTCAAGTAGAAGCGGCTTTGGATTTTTTACTTCTTCTGGCGGCGGTACTGGTTCTGATAGTTTTTCCATTTATCATGGCGCGTCTTTTGCAACACGAGTAGAAACCACTCAGGTCTTTAGAGACTTTTCATCGTGGTATCACATTGTCGTTTCTGTTGACACAACACAAGCAACCGCCGCCAACAGAATTAGGATCTATGTAAATGGCAGCGAAGTAACGCAATTTTCAACTGCTTCTTATCCCGCTCAGAATTATCAATTTGGCATTTGTGAAGCAACTGCCCATGCAATAGGCCGTGATGCGTCTGCCGCTGCTTATTACTTTGACGGCTACCTAACTGAGAGTTACCTGATCGACGGCCAAGCCCTGACCCCCAGCAGCTTTGGCGAGACCGACACCATCACCGGCGTCTGGAAGCCGAAGAAGTATGCCGGCACCTACGGCACCAACGGCTTCTACCTCAACTTCTCGGACAACAGCGGCACCACCAGCACCACGCTGGGCAAGGACAGCAGCGGCAACAGCAACAACTGGACGCCCAACAACTTTAGCGTGACCGCTGGCGCAGGCAACGACAGCCTGATCGACACCCCAACGCCCTACGCCGACGGCGGCAACGGCAGGGGGAATTACGCGACGATGAACCCGCTTGCGTGCGGAGTAACACTGACCAACGGAAATCTTGAGCTAACTACGGCCACGAATTACGCTTCAAGCACTTTGCTTGGTACTTCTACACTAGAAATGGCGACAGGCTCGTGGTACTGGGAGGCAGCAAAAACAAGCGGTACCTCCACAATTCTATGGATTGGTATTGTAAGTGCAGCAACGGCAACAATTTCAAGCTCAATTTTTGTTTACGGTTCTGACGGTACTTACTATCAATCAGGTAGCACAGTTGCTACTGGCAAAGCTACTTATGCAACCAATGATGTCATTGGAATTGCATTAAATTCAAACACTAAGTCCATTGAATTTTACAAAAATGGAGTAAGCCAGGGATCTTATACAGTAAGTTTTTCTGGACCGTACTATGTAACTGCATATGATGGAGATTCGGGGGCAAGTTGTACGTTTTCATTTAGCTTCGGCCAACGCTCCTTCGCCTACACCCCGCCGTCGGGCTTCGTGGCGCTGAACACGCAGAACCTGCCCGAGCCGTCGATTAAGAAGCCGAGCAGCTACTTCGACGCCACACTTTATACGGGCAACGGCAGCACACAAACGATAAGTGGCCTTGGTTTTTCACCTGACTTGGTGTGGATTAAATCTCGAAGCGCCGCAACGAACAATGACGTGTTTGATTCGGTGCGTGGCGCAACGGTGGGCTTTGCAACTAACAGTACCCAGCCCGAATCGACATTTAGCGGCGTAACAGCGTTTAACAGCAACGGCTTCTCGCTTGGATCAAACACCAGCGACAACGCCAACGCTGCCACCTACGTCGCCTGGTGCTGGGACGAAAGCGCCACGCCGGGGTTTGACATTGTGACCTATACGGGGAACGCAACGAACCGCACCATCGCCCACTCGCTGGGTGTTGCGCCGAGCATGATGATCTTAAAAAATAGAAGCTCTGCGGGAAACGGATGGCCTGTTTATCATCAATCCGCAAATGCCTCTCCAGCAACAGGCGGGTTACGGCTAAACCTTACTGACGCATTTGTGACTTATTCGCCTTATTGGAACAATACGGCACCGACTTCTAGCGTTTTTACAGTAGGAACAGATAGCCAAGTCAACGGAAACACTCACGGAATGGTCGCCTATTTGTGGTCCGAAGTCGCGGGCTTCAGCAAGTTCGGCAGCTTTACCGGCAACAACTCCAGCGATGGTCCGTTTGCATTTTGCGGCTTTAGGCCAAAATACGTGCTCATCAAAGATTCAACAAACGGATCGACAGGTTGGCTTGTGTTTGATGCGTCAAGGGATACTTACAACGTTGCCGGCGCCTTTTTAGATCCATCATCAAGTTCTGCTGAGTCTGGCAGTGGAAACCTAGATTTCCTGTCAAATGGTTTCAAAATTCGGGTAAATGGGAGCAGTGCTCCTTCGCTAAACCAAAGCGGCGCGAGGCTTGTTTTTGCCGCCTTCGCGGAAGCCCCCTTCAAGTACGCCCTCGCCCGCTGACCTATGAAACGGGCATTTACTCACCGGAGCTAAAACCATGTTCCTGCTCAACGGTCAGCCCCTCGCGGTTGACACCCCCTTCAAGACCCCAGACGGCACGCAATACCCCGCCAACTGGCTGCGCCTCTCCACGCTGGAGGAGAAGGAGGCCATCGGCATCACCGAGGTGCCCGACCCACAGATCTACGACCAACGTTTCTACTGGGGCTACGACGCCGAAGGCCACCTGATCCCCAAGGATCACGCCCAACTCGTCGAACAGTGGACCGCGCAGACGCGGCAAACCGCTGGCACGCTGCTATCGCCCACCGACTGGATGATCATCCGCGAAGCGGACAACGGCACCGCCATCGACCCCGCCATCAAGACTTGGCGTGAAGACATCCGCCTCGCCACCGGCACCAAGGTGACTGCAATCGTGGGCACCGCCGACACTGACGCCCTGGCGGCCTACATCACCGGCGCCGACTACCCCGTCTGGCCTGCTGATCCCTACGCCCCAGTGGTTGAAACCAGCGAAGATCAGTCCTTAGAATCCAATTAAGGAGGTGCGTTATGGCTGTCTCGCCTGGTGTTTACAACATCACCCTGCAGCGACGCGCTGACTACAGCGTTCAACTGCAGTTCAAAGACAGTGCTGGGGCAGCCATAAACCTGACAAGTTGGACCGTCGCCTCCCAAGCTTGGAGCACCGACCGCGCCACAAAATACGCAGACTTCACAGTTGCCTACACAAACCGTTCAACTGGAACGGTTACGCTGTCATTAACAGATGAACAGACCGCATTATTTCCCGACGAACTGCATTACGACGTTCTTCTAACTAATCCCAACGGCCTAAAAGAGTATTACCTTGAAGGCATTATTTACGTTGCTCAGGGTTATACGACATGACCAGCGTAAATGTAACAACAACTGAAATCACAGTCGATGTTACCGCCGCTGGCTCAACGACTGTCGTTCAAGTCCCACAAACAACCACCGTCACCGCCGTCACCGAAGGTCCACAGGGTCCGATTGGTCCCGCCGGTCCAAGCGGTCTTGTCGTAGATACCACCGCTAAAGTGGATAAGAGCCTCGTGTACTACGACGCAGGCGCCGCTACATTCAAAGCGGATGCTGTCTGGACCGTTCCCACACTTTCTGACGGGGGAAATTTTTAGACCATGGCCAACACCCTTCGGATCAAGCGCAGTACAACCACTGCCACTCCCTCTTCACTGGCCAATGCCGAGTTGGCCTACTCGGAAAACAGCAACAAGCTGTTCATTGGTGTTGGCACTGGCGGTGCAGGCGGCTCGGCATCCACCATCGTTGCCATCGGCGGTTCTGGCGCGTACACCACGCTTGACACGACTCAAACCGTAAGCGGCAATAAAACCTTTACTGGCAGCGTCGATCTCACTGGTGCAACCGCAACCGCTGCGACTCAGACAGCCAGCGACAGCAGCACCAAACTGGCCACCACCGCCTTCGTCAAGGCACAGAACTACATCACCGGCAACCAGAACATCAGTTTTTCTGGTGATGCATCCGGTTCCGGCACCACCTCCGTCACCCTGACGCTGGCCAGCGTTGGCACGGCTGGTACTTACACCAAGGTCACCACCGACGCCAAGGGTCGCGTCACCTCTGGCACCACGCTCAGCGCCACCGACATCCCAACGCTGACCGCCGCCAAGATCAGCGACTTTGACACGCAAGTTCGCACCAGCCGCCTGGATCAGATGGCGGCACCGACCGCCTCGGTGTCGCTGAATAGCCAGAAGATCACCAATCTGGCAACGCCGACTGCCGATACCGATGCGGCTACCAAGGCATACGTTGATGCAGCTCGCACCGGCCTTGACGTAAAAGCCAGCGTCCGCGCAGCCACCACCGCCAACATCACACTGTCTGGCACGCAGACCATCGACGGTGTGGCGGTGATCGCTGGTGACCGCGTGCTGGTCAAGGACCAAAGCACCGCCAGCGCCAACGGCATTTATGTGGTGGCGGCCAGCACTTGGTCCCGCTCAACCGACGCCGACACCGACGCCGAAGTTCACGCTGGCATGTTCACCTTCGTTGAGGAAGGTACAACCAACGCTGACACAGGCTGGGTTCTTAGCACCAACAACCCCATCGTCGTTGGCTCCACCTCACTGGCCTTTGCCCAGTTCTCCGGCACGGGTCAAATCACGGCTGGAGCTGGCCTGACTAAGACCGGCAACACAATCGACGCCGTTGGTACCAGCAACCGGATCACGGTTAATGCCGACTCCATCGACATTGCCTCCACCTACGTCGGCCAGACCAGCATCACCACGCTGGGCACCATCACCACCGGCACCTGGAACGGCACCAGCATTGCGGTGGCGAACGGGGGCACCGGCGCAACCAGCGCATCTGGCGCCCGCACCAACCTCGGTTTGGTCATCGGCACCGACGTTCAGGCATTTGACGCTGATCTGGCAGCCATCGCCGGTCTGACCAGTGCTGCGGACAAACTCCCATACTTCACCGGCTCTGGCACTGCCTCTCTGGCTGACTTCACCAGCTTTGGTCGCAGTCTTGTTGATGACGCCAACGCAAGCGGCGCCCGCACCACCCTTGGTCTCGGCACGATTGCCACGCAAGATGCCAGTAACGTCAACATCACCGGCGGTGCCATCGACGGCATCACCCTTGACTGTGGCACCTTCTAATGGCTGTCGTTTTACGGTTCAAACGAGGCACTGCTGCACCAACAGCAGGCAGTTTCCAGATAGGCGAACCCGCTTGGGACGCCACCAACAGCAAGTTTTACATTAAAAACACTGCTGGCTCGATGGTTTTGATCAATCCGGGTAGCGAAGACTATGGTTTGATCACTGGCACAGTCGATAGCCAGACCGACTACGGGAGCATTGCGTAATGGCTACTCAAATCCAGCTTCGCCGGGGTTCGACAACACAGCACGCCACGTTTACTGGTGCTGTTGGCGAAGTCACCGTAGACACCGACAAGGACGTTGTTGTTGTTCATGACGGCAGCGTCGCCGGCGGCTATCCAATGGCTGGCACGTCAATCGCCCAGACGTTCAGCAAAGCCCAGCGTGGTGCAATCACAGCACTAACCGATGGTGCGACGATCACGCCAGACTTTTCCGCCGCCAATAATTTCAGCGTTACTCTCGGCGGCAACCGCACCCTCGCCAACCCCACCAACATCACCGCTGGCCAAAGCGGCATCATTGTGATTACGCAGGATGGCACAGGAAGTCGCACATTGGCGTTTGGATCTAACTGGAAATTCCCCAACGGCACCGCCCCAACACTGACAACAACCGCAAACAAAGTTGATGTACTGGCGTACTATTGCGAGTCAGCATCGCGCATCAGCGCACAGCTACTTACTAATCTTGGAGGCTAATGGCCGTTAAATCAAAAGTCGGCACTGCTCGCATTGAACATCGACCTGGGCCGCCTAAAACAACACGTCAAGGATATGGGCAACATTCAAGGCCGCGTCGTCGAGGCCGGAAACCCATGCAGGGTCAAGGCAAATAGTGGACAGTCGCACCAAAGAGAATTGGTGCAAGATCATGCGCGCATTTGAAGCTGCAGGTAAAACTAATTGCCATCTCTACTCACGCGCTGTGGCCATCGTCCGCACGGGCAGCGATCCTGGGATTCCAGACCTATTTAGACTGGGTGGGAGTTCTTTGAATCATGATTGAGATCTGGGCTGCCATAACTGGTGCTTCGATCTCGATCGGCGCTATGGGCTTCATGGGATTCTCCAGAAGGAATGAAGAGGGTCGCGAAGCTGTGGTACGCCTTACCACCGCCGTCGAGCACATCGCTACTCAGCTTGAAGTTTTGCACGTAGATATGAAGGAAGACAGGCGGGAGACCTTCAACCGGATCAGCGGAGTTGAGCAGAGAATCTCTAAGCTGGAAGCAAGACCTAATTGTCAAACCTGATGGACCCCACCACACTCGCCACTATCGCGATCATCGTTGCAGCCGGCTCCGAGATTATCGCGCTGCTGCCGATCCGCCAGAACAGCTGGGTGCAGCTGCTAGTTCGTGTGCTAAAGCTTCTGTTCCCCAAGCGCTGATATGGGCAACGCAGCCGCGATCACGCTGCAAACGCTGTTTAGATATTACAAGGGGCTGCCCCACCAGGCCGCGGCGATCAGTTTGCTCGAGCAAGATCTTGCTGCAAACGGCTACAAAGCTGCGATGCGGCGCGATCGGCCTTGGTTTGAAGCCTGGAGCCAAGATGGCAGGCAGACCGATCTATCTGAGGCCATCATGCTGATTAAGGATTTTGAAGGGTGTCATTTAACTGCATACCCAGACCCTCTCAGTGGTGGTGACCCCTGGACCATCGGCTACGGCACCACTCGTTACAGCGGCGGTGTGCCGGTGAAGCGTGGTGACAAGATCAACGTCATCGAAGCCGACATGCTGTTGCGTCTCGAGGTTGATCGGATTGCTGAAAAACTGACATCGACTGTGCCCCACTGGCGCGAGATGAATGATGGCCAAAAGTGCGCGCTGATCAGTTTTGCCTACAACCTGGGGTCTGGCTTCTACAGCTCGACAGGGTTTGAGACCATCTCGAAACGTCTGGCTGATCGGAGCTGGTCGGAGGTACCTGCGGCCATGCTCCTGTACCGCAACCCCGGCACCAATGTTGAAGCCGGTCTCCGG